GAGAACTGCAAGAATATTATGAAGCCAGGTTTAGTACTATGGCTACAAAAGGTTGGCAAGACTTCATAGAAGACACTCAAAACCTATTTGATACATACAATAAAATAAATACAGCCGAGTCGTTTGAGGAGTTTCACAAACGAAAAGGTCAACTAGATATACTTCAATGGATTCTGTCGCTAAAAGATGCTTCAGAGCAAGCCTATGAGGAGTTACAAAATGAAGAAGTTGTTTGAGTTCCACTGCTCTACTTGTGATTATCACTTTGAAGAGCTAACGGAATACACACAAACTTTTCCATGCCCTAAATGTTCGTCTAACGCTGATAAAATTATCAGTGCACCTAGAGTGAACTTAGAGGGTTGGTCAGGAAGCTTTCCAGGTGCAGCCGCTGCTTGGGATAAAAAGCGTAAACAACAGTTGGCTAAAGAACGCAAGCAGAATGCCGCTTGAGATTCTTTCCTAAAATGCTAAACGCACAGGAGAAATAATATGGCAGGATTAATAGATGAAGTTTTAGTAAATGATTTGGAGGCTTCTAATCTCAACGACATGGTGAAAACAGATAAGTTGGAGCCTAAAGTTGAAGAGAAAGTAGAAACTAAACCAGTTGAAGATGATGTCCCTGAAAAGTATCGTGGCAAATCACTAAAAGACATTGTAAGTATGCACCAAGAAGCTGAAAAGCTCATTGGTCGTCAAGGCAGTGAAGTAGGTGAACTACGAAAAGTAGTGGATGACTTTATTAAAACCCAAACAGCTAAGGAATCCAAGACACAAGAAGCAACAGTAAGTGATGATGATTTTTTCGTTGAACCTAAATCTGCTGTAAATAGGGCAATTGACAATCATCCTGCAATTAAACAAGCTCAAGAAAGTGCTATGCTCATGAAAAGAGAGCAAACATTAGCACAATTAAAGAGTGAGTTCCCAAATGTAGGTGAAGTTGTTCAATCTCCTGAGTTTGCAGAGTGGATTAAGAGTTCAAAAGTCCGTACAGAGCTATTTGCTAGAGCAGAAACACAATATGATTATGATTCTGCTAAAGAACTTCTCTCTACATGGAATGAAAAACAAAACATCAGTAAAAAAGTAGCAGAAACATCCAAGGTTGACCGAGATCAGCAATTAAAAGCTGCTGATGTTGGAAGTCAAGGAGCTACTGAATCTGTTGCAAAGAAGAAATATCGTCGAAGCGATATTATTAAACTAATGCAATCCGATCCTGATAAGTATGACGCTATGTCTCAAGAGATTATGGCAGCATATCGAGAGGGTCGTGTAATTTAACTTTTTAGAAAAGGATTTATATCATGGCTTTAGGTTCAGATCATGTAACCATTACCTCAGCAGCAACCTTCATTCCTGAAATTTGGAGTGACGAGATTGTTGCTGCGTACAAAAAGAATTTAGTTGCTGCAAATTTATTCAAAAAAATGTCTTTCGTTGGTAAGAAAGGTGACACAGTTCACATTCCTTCTCCAACACGAGGTGTTGCAGCTATTAAAGCAGCAAATTCACAAGTAACTCTTCAAGCAGCTGTTGAAGGCGATGTTGCTGTATCAATCGACAAACACTACGAATATTCACGCTTAATCGAAGACATCGTAGAAGCTCAAGCTTTATCATCACTCCGTCGTTTCTACACAGATGACGCTGGTTATGCTTTAGCTAAACAAGTTGATACATCATTAATCCAATTAGGTCGTGGTTTTAACGGCTCAACTGGTGCTACATACGGTGGTGCTTACATCGGTGGTGACGGTACTACAGCTTACACATCAGGTTCATCAAATGCTTCTGCATTGACATCTGCTGGTATCCGTAGAACTGTACAACGCTTAGATGATGCTGATGTTCCTATGGAAGGTCGTTTCTTCTTGATTCCTCCTTCAGCAAGAAACACATTAATGGGCATCAATGAGTACACAGCTCAATCTTTCGTAGGTGAAGTTGGTGCTGGTAACACAATCCGTAACGGTGAAATCGGTTCACTATATGGTATTCCAGTATTTGTTTCTTCAAATGCTGATACTGCAACTGGTGGTGCTCGTATTGCCCTAATGGGTCATAAAGACGCTGCTGTGTTAGTTGAACAACAAGGTGTTCGTTCACAAACACAATACAAACAAGAATACCTCGGTACTCTATACACTGCAGATACACTCTATGGTGTTAAAGAACTCCGTGATACAGCTTGTTTCGCTTTAGCAGTTCCTGCTTAATGCAACTTAGCCCTTCGCAAGAGGGGCTATTTTTATGTTTATTCAATGAGTGAACATAAAGATAACAAGGAGATCAATATGCAAGTCAGAGAAAAAGCTACAGGTCAAACTCTTTATGTAGATGCTCAGGAAGCAAAAACATATCTAGCAAGTCAAGGTTGGGAAGTTGTGAAGGAAACTGCTAAAAAAGTTGTTAAAGAAGAAGTAGCAGAAAAGCCAGTAACACTCAAAGAGAAGAAAAAAGGATTATTTAATAAACTCTTTAAGGATTAATTATGGCAATTTATAGAGGACCAGGTGGACCAGGTGATGCTACAACAGATGCCAGCATCTAGCTCTGCATCTAGTGCAACAAGCTCAGCTTCTACAGCTACTACACAAGCAGGTAATGCAGCTACAAGTGCATCTAACGCTGCTACATCTGCTTCCAATGCAGCAACTAGCGATACAAATGCTGCTGCTTCAGCTTCACTAGCAAATGATTGGGCTACTAAAACAGCAAGTCCAGTAGCTGGTGGAGAATACTCAGCTAAATATCATGCACAAGCAGCTTCTACTTCTGCTTCTAATGCCTCTACATCTGCATCTAATGCAAGTACATCCGCTTCTAACGCATCCACTTCAGCATCAAATGCTTCTACAAGTGCAACGAATGCTGCAAATAGTGCTGCCGCTGCAGCTGCTTGCAAACTGGTTCTATCTACTGGAACACTACAACTAATTCATTATGGATCAGAGATGGTTCAACATGGAATCCTGCTGCATTCTCAGCATCAGGTTCAGTAATTTCATTCAATACAAGAACTGGTGCTGTTACTTTACAATCAAGTGATGTCTCAAGTGCTTTAGGATTTACTCCAGGACAAGGTACTGTGACATCAGTTGCAGCTACAGTTCCTACAGGATTAACCGTTACAGGTAGTCCAATTACTTCTAGTGGTACATTAGCTTTAAGTTACACTGCTGGCTACTCAATTCCAACAACATCAAGTCAGTCTAACTGGGATACAGCTTACGGTTGGGGCAACCATGCTTCAGCAGGGTATCTAACATCTTCTACAGCTGCAACTACTTATCAACCTTTAGATGGTGATTTAACAGCTATTGCTGCTTTATCAGGTACAAGTGGTTTACTCAAGAAAACAGCAGCGAACACTTATACATTAGACACTAATACATATCTAACTTCATACACATGCAGGTTCATCTTCTACATTAGCTGCAGTATTCCAAGATGCAGCAGAAGTAGCAACAGTATCAGCTACAGCAGCTACAGGTACAATCAATTATGATGTAACTACTCAATCAGTATTATATTACACAACAGATGCAAGTGCTAACTGGACTGTAAACTTTAGAGGTTCATCAGGTACATCTTTAAATACTCTTATGTCCACAGGACAAGCTCTTACAGTAGTATTTTTAGTATCACAAGGTGCTACAGCATATTATAACAATGCAATTACAATTGATGGTACATCTGTTACACCTAAATATCAAGGTGGTACAGCATGGTCAAGTGGTAATGCTTCAGGTATAGATGCCTACTCTTATACTATCGTTAAAACAGGTTCAGCTACATTTACAGTATTCGTATCTCAAACACAGTTTAAATAGGAATTAGTTAATGCCACTATTGTCAAGACTCGCCGTACAAGCCGCAAGAGCTTATGGTATGTTAGTACCAAGTAGTTCTACAAATGTACCTGCATCCTATCTTGTAGTTGCTGGTGGCGGTGGCGGTGGTACAGGAACTTCAGGAGGACAAGGCGGTGGTGGTGCTGGTGGATTTCAAACATCTACATTTACATTATCTACTTTAAATACATATTCTATTACTGTTGGTGCAGGTGGTTCACAAGGTGTTGCTGGCTCTAATTCAGTTTTATCAGGAACAGGAATTACAACTGTAACTTCAGTAGGTGGTGGACTTGGTGCTAGTGGTTCTTTTGTAACAGGTGGTAGCGGCGGATCAGGTGGTGGTGGATCTGAAGGTAATAATCCAAGTGACGGTGGCAATGGCGGTGCTGGAACAAGTGGACAAGGAAATAATGGCGGTAAAGGAGCTGGAGCTGCAGGCGGTGGAGGTGGTGGAGCATCTGCTGCAGGTGCAAACGCTGCTGGTAGTGGTGGTGTAGGAGTAGACCCAGGAGATGGTGGTAATGGTACTGCATCTTCTATTAGTGGTACTTCTACATACTACGCAGGTGGTGGTGGAGGTTCAGGCTACGGTCCATGGACAACAACTACTACAGGAACTGGTGGTTTGGGTGGAGGTGGAGCTGGTGCATCAGGGCAAAACTCAAGCATAGCAGTAGCAGGAACAGCCAATACAGGTGGTGGAGGTGGAGCTAAAAATACTGCTGGTACAGGTAACGCATCAGGCGGTTCAGGTGTAGTCATCATATCGTATGCGTCAGCAACCCCTAAATTCGTAGGTGGCACTCTTACTACTTCAGGTGGTAACCAAATACACACATTCACATCTTCAGGCACATTAAGCCCTCTTACACCTGTAACAGCTAGTTATTTAGTCGTA